CATCATTGCCCAGATTTTCCAAATAATCAAGTAAAGATATATGAAATATTTGATGAATACTCTTTTGGAAATTATACATGGATCAAAGAAAAAGAATTAAAGAAACTGTTTGAAATAAATATAAATTTTAATAAATCTGATATAGAAATGCTAAAATTTATTATTGGCATTATGAAATATGGTGGAATATATTTTGATTCACCAGTGGATAATATAGAATATTTGCTAAAGGAAAAAGTTAAAGAGGTGATTAATGATGGAAGACAAAAACAAAATAAAGAAACTAGAAGAGTTAATAAATAAGTATGCAGATGCTTATTATAATAATAATGAAAGTCTGATATCTGATTTTGAATATGATAAGTTAGTTGAAGAATTAAATGAGTTATATAAGAAAAATGGAGTTACCCCTACAAAAGTAGGGGCTAATCCTATTAGTAAGTTTAGTAAAGTAGAACATAAAGTTCCAATGTTATCATTAGAGAATAGTTACAATATAGAAGACATAGTAAAATGGATACAAAATGTTTGTGATACTAATACCATTGAAATAGAAATAGAACCTAAAATAGATGGTCTTTCTATTAGTTGTATTTATAAAAATGGTGAGCTAGTACAAGCAATTACTAGAGGTAATGGTACTATTGGTGAAGATGTTACTGAAAATGTAATGCAAATAAGAAATATACCATTAAAATTAAAAGAACCAGTATCAATAGAAGTTCGTGGTGAAGTTTATATGACTAGAGAAAACTTCGATAAAGTCAATGAACAAAGAGTAAGCGAAGGAGAAATTCCTTATGCAAATCCTAGAAACCTTGCTAGTGGAACACTTCGTCAATTAGATGCTAATGTTGTTAAAGAAAGAGGTCTTCATGTATTATTCTATTATATAGTAGGAAACGGAACACCTACTCAATTAGAAGACATATTTATGATGCATAGGTTAGGACTTCCAACTATGGATAAGTATAGATACATAGTTGAATCAAATGATCTTCAGAATATGGAAGTAGTAATCAATGCTATCAAAGCAAAAGATTATGGATTTGATATAGATGGAGCAGTACTTAAAGTTAATGATAAGAAGTATTGGGAATCTTTAGGAAATCGTGCAAATAGTCCGAGATGGGCAATTGCTTATAAATATCCTACTGATAGTGTAGTAACAACATTAGAAGAAGTAGATTGGACTATTGGACGTACTGGTATACTTACTCCGGTAGCATGTTTTAAACCAGTAACTATTGGTGGAACTATTGTATCATATGCAAGTTTACATAATGCTGAAATGGTACAGAAAATGGATCTTAAACTTAATGATAGAATAATAGTTAAGAAAGCTGCAGAAATAATACCACAAGTAGTTTCTGTTATAACTGAAGCTAGAACTGGTAATGAAAAAGATATCGAATATCCTGATATATGTCCGTATTGCGACAATGACGTAATTTGGGAAGAACCTTTTATGAGTTGTAGTGATCCAGAACATTGTACTGGTTGTAGAATAGAACAACTTAAATACTTTGCATCTAGAGATATTATGAATATTAGAGGTCTTGGAGATGCTGCTGCTACTAGTATAGTATATTATGTAATGAATGAAGATGATAATTTGGATGTTTTATATGGAAGCTTTATAAGAGATATAGGTTTTCGAACACTAGCAGAAACACTTGGGCAAAAGAATGCTACTAAACTTATGGAAGAAATAGATAATAGTAAAAATCAACCATTTAATAGAGTATTATCGGGACTACAAATACCATTTATTGGACGTAGAATGAGTAAAACATTAGCAAATCATTATGGAAGTATTGATAAAATTAAAGATGCTGTAATAGATGGAAGTATAGTTAATATTGAAGGTGTTGGTACTGAGATGTTAAATGCTATGAGAAATTGGTTTGAAAATAAAAGAAATCTAAAACTTATAGAAAATCTTAGACCTTATCTTAATATGGAATCTGAAGTAAAGGTTATTAAAAGTAATAAGTTAAATGGACTTAACTTTGTAGTTACTGGAAGTATACCAGGACATACTAGAGAAAGTATTAAAGAACTTATAGAAAGTCATGGTGGACATGTAACTGATAGTGTAAGTAGTAAAACTGACTGGTTAATACTTGGAGAAAATCCTAGCAAATCTAAAATGGAAAAAGTAAAGCAATGGATGGATTATGGTAAACTATTAGAAATAATAAAATAGGAGATGATTGTATTGTTAATTGATTTAGAGAAAACTAAAGATATAAAAATTAAAATGAATGGTAAAATTTATGATATAGTAAAAATATCATCACGTCAGCACAAAAGTCAATGCCAGTTATTATTAAAAGCAATTGATATGTCTGAAGATGTAAAGGAAAAATTAAAAATAATTGATGAAATTAAAAGTGTTATAAATGATATCGAGCAAGAATTATTAAAAACTAGTAATATTCTTAATAATATGGAAGTATAAGGAGTATAATATGAAAAAGGAATGGAGTATAGAGTATAAGAAAAGATTGGAAAATATAGCTGAAGCATGGAAAGAAACTAGTTTAGATATGGTTAAGATATGTAGTAGTATTGAAAAAATAAATAAATCGTTAATGATATCTAAAGGTGATAAAGGTGTAATCATACCAAAGGGTAAATATTATATATCATAAGGAGTTAATATGATAGGAAAAATAATAAATGTAGCAGGAAAGAAGTATAAAGTCGTTGCCAAAACATCTGACAACGAATATACTCTGGAAGAAGTAATTGAAAATAAGGATGATAAATTTACAGAAATTATTGCAGATATCGAAGCTCTTTCTAATAGAATGGATAAACTTGAATCATCAGTTAATAAAATATACAAATTAACTAAAGCTCTATATGATGCAAAATTTGATAATCATGTAGAAGGATGATGAATAATGAGTGATATCATTACTATACACGGACGTAAATATAAAGTACTGTCTAGAACAAATTTTGATGGATGTACTATGGAAGAAATAGAAGAATATAAGGAGAGTGATAATTTAATGGTTGGACAAATAGTAACAATAGAAGGAAAAAAGTATAAGGTAGTTTCTGACTCATCTGGTGATGGTCTTACAATAGAACCAATTGAGAATTTTATAGTTAATAAACCAAAGGATAGAATAGAAGAGCTAGAAGAAAGAGTTGCTAAATTAGAAATAAAGTTAGCAAATCTAGTAGATGCATTGTCACGTTAGGAGGTGACTAATTTGACAGCTATCAACATATTAGGTAAGATAGTAACGATAAATGGTCAAAGATTCAGAGTAACATCGAATTTCTTTGAAGATGGATATGTTTTAGAAGAATTAGATGATTCTAAAGTAAAAATAATAGAAGAGTCTAGTGATTTTGATGTTATTAATAATAGACTTGATAAATTAGAAAAAGATGTTAAAGATATATTGAAAATAGTTAAGCGTTTAGGTGGTATTGAAGATCCACCTAAACCAAAACCAGTAGAACCACTTAAACGTATAATAAGGAAAAATAAAGAGGTGAACCATGGGTAAAGGGCAAAGATCAAAACGTAATAGATATAACAGAGAAATTATTAGAAATGCTGAGGTTGCCGAAGAAGTATATTCTGGTAAAATAAAATATAAAAAGGAACATTATAATAAGTATGCAGGAGAAGAATTTAAAGGTAAGAAGAAAAAGAATAAGAATCCTGCTACTATTGATAATAAATTAGAGAAAATTAGTCGTGAAACTGAAGAAAAGGTTGAAATGATTGTAAAAGATTATAATGATAACATAAATAAAATAACTAAAAGATATAACTATGGTATATTAATAGGATTAGCAGTATTTATGATAGTTTTAATTATAATCAGTTTTAAATTAATATAGGAGATGAACAAATGAATCATAAAGAAATATTAAATAAATATACACACCAGTATGGAGAGTTATTTAAACTAAAAATGATTGAATTTTTAGAAGAAGTTATGGGAGACGAAGACATAGCTAATGAATATTGGGTTAGCCTATTCAGTTATGATAAAATGGAGCAATTCTTACAAGATAATAACATTAATACATCTGAAGATGAATTGAAATTTTTAGATGATAATAAGTATAAATATGACGGGTATATAAAATCATGTCAAGATTTAGACGGTAATAATTATAAAGAACTTCCAGAATTTATAAAGGAACGTCTAGATTTTATGGCAACTTATAGTCACATAATGCTTATACTAAGATTACATTGTATACATGAATTATGTGAAGAGTTTGATATAGTATTAAATGGAAGAGAGCTAATAGATATGTATATAATATATACTATAGCTAAATGGAATGATGAACTTTATAGAGAATTACATGGTGATGAATACCATAATATAATTAAGGATGATGTATACTATAATAGAATAAAAGATATTCTTTATAAAGTAGGTTTAGAGTATGATATAGTAGAATCATAATAAAATTAATATTTCATTAATTACATATAATAAGATAGTATAAGCATATGTTTAAATACGCATTTAAAGCCATATAAGGCACTTTAACGACGTTCTATAATATATAACGATAAATTATATAGCAAACTATTAGAACGTCGTATAATGGTGTTTAAATGCGTATAAATTGATTTTAGGAGGTGAAGATATAATGCTTATATAAAGTGCTAAATATAAAGGAGATGGTGAAATGAAGGTAAAGTTTACTAAGTTAGAAAAAGAGGAGTCAGCAGCCATTAAAACGATAATTATGGATGTAGTTGATAATTTTGATATTATCAAAGGCTGTGCACACAATATTAGAGTACTAGAGAAAAAATTGGGTACATCCGAAAGTACTCATAATATTGTACATAGGTCTTATAGATCTGAGTCAAGATATAATTATCCAGGAGTAGTTAGATCATATGTATACAATGAATTTGAATCGTCATTAAAGAAGGAATTATCTAAAGATGATAATTTCGAGGTATACCATGATATAAGCAATTTGCCTATAATGACTAGAAAGTCTACAAGTAGGGCTAAACTAGCTAGTATCTGTAATAAATATATCAGATTACAGACTCTGGCAGTAGAACATAATAAAGCTATACTTGGAGATGTTATTAAAACATTGATTAGAAAATGTGATAATAGCTTAGCAATAATGTTATTAGAAGATAATATTGACAGTATTGTGTATATTTTAATGCAATTTATCGATGATGTATCTTTAATACGAAAAGGATATTTACCTGCTACTGTAGTAAATGCTACGGTTGATACGAGAATTGGTAAAGATGTAATATTTATATTAATGGATCTATTTACAACTTACCAATTGTTCGATAACAAGTTACAAGAGAAGTTATTAGAAGGTTTAGAAAGATACATGGTATTAGATTTAGTATATGTTGAATTATAAAAAGGAGGAATAAAGATGATTAAAGGATTAGTAAAAGTAGGTTTAGTTGGATTGGCTGGGTATGGTGTTTATAAATTAACTAAATATTCATTTGGTTTAGGTTTATTTATGGGAAATAAAGATATAGCTAAAACTTCATATGATGTTGCACATGGTAATATCTCTAAAGAAGAAGGAAGAGCTAAAATAGAAGACATCATTAAAACAAATATGGATGAATCTAATGAATATCTAAAAGAATTAAAAGAAGAAATTAAAGAAATGAAAGAATCAGTTAAAGAAACAGTTGAAGAAGCTAAAGAAGAAGCTGCAAATGTAGTAGAAAATGTAGAAGATGCTGTGAAAGCTTAATATAAAAGGGAGGAAATAGAATATGAATAAGAAAATGAGCAGTAATTTAGGAATGATGGGATGGAATGGTGTACAAAATACATATTTTGGAGTTAATCAACCAAGAGATTGGTCTATTACAAAACCATTTAATGCATTTGATAGTGCTCTGATATCTATATTAAATCAAATAGGATTTAGTTATAATTATAATCATAAACATAATATAGTATTAATAAATAAGGATAAAATAACTCAAGTTGGAGTTACAGACAGAACTGATAATACAATACTTCTAACAGGTAATATGGAAAATATAAAGTATTCTGATGTTATCGAAGGAAAATATGTTATACATGGTAATTATATAGGATTAGTTGTAATTAAATTAGATCCAGATGCAGTAATATTTAGTTTATCTCCAAAATCAATGGAAAAACTTCAAGCTAAAACTTTAATGCCTTTAAGAATACCTTTTGATAATAACTTTGTAAGATTATCAAATGAAACTTTAGATGTTTACCTATTATCTGAAGGTTCTTACTATAAGTTATCAGAAGAAGCTGGAAGAGAAGTAATTGCTCTATTTAATGAGCAAGAAGGATCAAATAAAGGGGATGAATAAAATGAGTAAAGTATTTATCTCCGAATTAGCTGAGTTTATGGGTAATAATACAGCTAATAATGTATCTGATATGATGGGTACAGCTGCTGTTAATAATACTCCACTGAGTAAAAAGATATTATGGTTATTAATAACAGGAGTAATAACTATTGGATGCAGTTATATCGGGTATAGATTTGCTGGTGGTAAAGTACCAGCAGATGATTAATTATAACGGTGGTGTCTATGGGCGCCACCTATTTTTTATTTAATTGGAGGTTATAAAATGGATAAAGGATTAAAATTCACAGAAAAAGAAAGAGCTAAATTTATAGAAAGAGTAAATGAAATTTTAAATACTAGTAGAATAATAGGACCTAAAGCCGATTTACTTAGAGTTAGTTACACAGTACAATCAATACTTGATAAAAAGATTACTAGTATTATAGACAGAATTAATAATCTTAACTATGTAGATAAACTAGAAGAAAACACTGAAAGAATGGTAAAATATTTGCTAATATTATATAATGTATATTATAAAATGTATGTTGAAAGTATACCTGGTGAATATATAAGTGCGTTTAAATTCTTTAATCGTGATATTCAAGAAGAATGTGTTAAATCTCAATTAATAATAGAAAATATGATTAAAAATAATATAAAAGGTGATATTTATAAAGGAAGTACTAGTAAATGGACTGAACTAATTGAAGAGTTAGATGATTATATTAATAATATATATATTAATAGATTAACAAAAGAAGAAATAAATAAGAAAGCAGAGGATGTTAAAAATATACTTAGAGGGCAAGGATGTAGTGAACTTGATATTAGAGATTATAACAGAGATGATATAAAAACTTTTAATGCATGTGGATTTAGTAATGTCCAACCTGTATTTAAAGTTATAGAATATTATTATGAATTATTGAAAGCTGGTGAATAAATAATTATTCGGGATAATATGATTTTATATTGTATTATCCCGATTTTTATTTTTTTTTGCTAATTTTTATAATTTTCCAAGAATATGCGAAGGAATGAAGAGATAGCGATTTAACGATTACATATACTAGTATAGATAATAAGGAATATATAATATTAGGCGATGTTATATATTCTAATAAAAATTTAGGAGGAATGTAAAATGACAAAGAAAGATGGTCAATGGAAAGCTTATATTGGTTCAGGGTTAGTTTTAACAGGTTCAGCAATAGCTGGATGGGGTTTTGGAAAAAAGGATAGTAAATGTGCTATTCTTGGAACATTTATGATGGGATTGGGAACATTATTCATTATTGATAATCATTCAGATGTTATCAATAACAATGCTAAAGGAATGGATAAAATGTTCCAAGTGTTAAAAGAACATGATGAACAATTAAGAAATATGCAAAAATAAGGTTTAAAGGAATAAGGATATTTGAAATATAATATCCTTATTTCTAATTTGGTAAATTTTAAAAATTAAGAAAATACGGAGGAAAGAAAATGAAATATAATAATTTTGAAGAATTCAAAAACTGGTTTCAAGACGAAATAGCTGGAATAAATAATAACAAAGTTTTGCATGATGTAGTGGTAAATTTGGACGTATTCGGTCCAAAAAAGAGTATAGTAGAAGATGTTAAATTTAGCATCAAAGGTAAATACTCTAATGACATAATTAGAGACGTTTATCAAAAAGCTGTAGAAAATGATCAAAAGATGATAGAAATATACATAAACAAAATTAAAACTGGTAACTTCACTGATTATGACATAACTATGGGATGCTTAATCGGATTTTTAACTTGTATATATAATAATTACTTCATATTAGAAGTAGCTGGAGAATAATTAAGAACTTACGGGGAAGATAAAATCTAATAAATATCTTCTCCCATTTTAAAAATTTAAGGAGGAAAACAAATGAGAAAAGCAAGTGAAATTTTAAATGAATTGGAATTTAAAAATTGGGAAGAAATGAAAAACTATATTATAACTGAACTTGAGAAAAAATATGGAAAAAGATCTTCAATACATGATATAGTTAAATTTAAAGGTATTGAAGATCAGCTAAATCATTTTTCAAAAGAAGAGATATTGTCTTATTTGATAGTGTACAAAAGTGATATAGTTACACTATCAAATCCAAATAAATTTGCTGTAACTGTAGCAGGTATTAGATTGGAGGGATATATAATGAGTATTAAAGAAATTTTAAATTCGAAAAATTTATATGCCGGTTTAGCAGGTACTTTCAATGTGATCAGCGACGCGTATGATCGTTATAGATTACTACAATCAGTAGCAGAAATTGAAGAAGGAGATGATCAATAATGGAAAAATGGATACCTATTTCAAAAATTGGCAATGATAATTCAATGGAATCATTCATTGCTAATATAATAAGAGAAAATAAAGATTTAGACAGTGAAGGTGTCACTGTCTATCTTATTGATCAAGGAACTATAACAGATGTTGCTTGGTCTAAAATTATTAGAGAAGATATCCAAGATAATGCTTGGGTATCGCATAAGGAAATTTGTATACTACATGAATTTGATCCAAATAGGATTCAAAGAAGTATAGTATTTCCTAAAAAATATAAGAATATTGTATTAATATCATATGATAAAGAAGCATTTGATATTTATACTTTTAATGAAAAAGAGTTAGAAACTCTTTCAGCTGCTATAGATCTATATCCAAAAGATCTTAAAACAGTGTTAAGAATTCATAATAGTAAAAATGATAGATACTATTATGATTCAAAAATGCACACAGCGTTTCCGGATGTGTGCAAATGCTATGACAGATTACTAGGGATCACTGAATAGAGGTGATCCTGTATGTATATATCTGATTTAGCAGAATTCATGTTAGGTGCAACTAAAACGGTTGCATCTAACGTTACATATACTGTAGTAGAAGAAGCTTCTGATTCTACTATGGGTAAGATATTATCAGGAGCATTATTAGTTGGTAGCATGTACTTAGGATATAAGCTATCATATGAGGAGGAATAAAATGAATAATATACCAAGTAATTTTGATAAAAGCGTTTTAGATGTAATGGTTGAAAATGGAGCAGTTCCATTCTGGATTGCTCTATGTGTAGGAATATGTTTAATAATGTTATTTGCTATGTTATTAGATAGCAAGAAATATGGAGACAAGATTCAAAAATACATAGATGAATCTTGTGACGAATTTGAAAACTTATTTAAAAAGAAGAAAAAAGTGGTTAAAGTAAGACCAATTAAAAATAAAAAAGGAGGAAGATAATATGAATTTTAAAGAAAATGTAAGAGCGATAGGTACTGGAATGTTAATAGGGTTAGGTACAACATCATTGTGACTTGCTGGTAAAGCTTACAACAAAGATAAAAGTTTAAGTGGGTTATTAGGATTAGCTGGTGCGGTTATGATAGGCTGTGCTGTGACTATGGAAAATGATCGTAGAGAAATCAAGAATTTAAAGGAGGCAAGAAATGAACATAAATAAGATTATTAAAGGAACAGCTATAGGAACTGGTGCTATTACCACTGTAGCTGCTGGTAGAATTGAAAATAAATGGATTTCATTAGGAGTCGGATTAATAGGAAATCTGATGATACTATATGGAGTTGTAAAAGATGATACTAAGGAGGCGAAATAAAATGAGATATGTTTATGAATATGATGCAGCTGGCAATATAATAAAGGCCAGTGCATCTGGTCTAGGATATATAGGCATAGCGATAATATGCTATGCAGCGTATAAAATTACAGATCGTATTTGCAGATCTGTAAATGAAAAGGATAAATAAAAGGATTACCCCAATATTAGAATATTCTAATATTGGGGTATCTTATTTTTTAACCTAAATATAAAATAGATAGTTCCTATTTTATATAGATTTCACCACCAACTTATGAAAGGAGGTGGTATTATGGGTAATTCTTACTTTAATTCTATCAAGAATAAGTTTAATGAATTCTTTGATAAATATATCATTAACAATCATTCAATAAGCTACCATGATAAATTTATCTTAGAACAAACATTTCTTGATAAGTTAATCACAGAACTATCTAACGATTTAGGTCAAGACTATACAATTGATAAGAAAAATGCTTATAATTATATAGTCGACCAAAAAGACCTAAGCAAATCATTATACCTTACATAGGTATAGAATATGGAGTAGGAACTATCTACTCTATATAATCTAGTTATAAAATCAGGCTATTGATTTTATATAAATATTGGAATTTCGCTACCATATTACACACTCACCACTCTCAAAGGAGGTGTTAATATGAGTTATCTTGATTCTGTTAAAGAAAACTTTTTAAAGTTTACAGATTATCTTTATAGTTCGAATATAAAAGATAAATATGTTAGTGAACAAGAGTTTTTAGAAACAGAAATGTATAAGATTAATCTTAAAATGTTAAATGATTATAGCAGCGATTTACAAAACGCATATGATTATTTAAAATTACAAAAAGATTATAGTACATTTCATTATCTAAGTTAGATAATAAAAGCAGGATAGCCCCTGCTTTCTATTATATATTTATTTTGTTTAATTTTTCTCAACGGACTTTTGTTGTTTGAATGGTTTGAATATCATCTCATATTGTATTCCTCCAAAATTATCAGAGTTATCATAAAATATAAGTTTTACCATTCTATTACCCATTTTATAATTGTCTATGATTTCTTGATTTATATTATTAGCCATTTCGACTAAAGAATCAAAACTCATAGAAGGTTTTTTCTTTTTAGAAGTAAACATACACGACACAGTCGTCATTATCTTATCTAGCATATAACCACCTACTCATTCTTAATTTTTTCATCTTTATGAGTTCTTTCAGCTTCATCAACTTGCTCATAAACATTTTCTACCAAATTATAAGTACTTTCATCAGTAAATCTAAAATATAACATTCCAAGATTATCGCCATGTAAACCAAGTACTACATCATCATGTCCAGTAAGATTAAATTTATGATATATTAACTCACCTTCTGTATTTAATACATCAAATCTTTTAATTTCTATAATATCATCATAACATTTTAGATTTCCTTTGACGAATTGTTTTACTCTAGCAATATCAAGTTCTCTCTTATGCTTACTAGTACTATAAATAAATATATCTACTTCAGTATAATCTTCTTTCTTTATTTTAGATCTAATAAATCCATAATCTACTTTATCAAATATATTTAGAACCTTATTTAGATAACTGTCATCGGCTATCTTAATAACTACGCTAAATCCACACCTTTCAGTATTATAAACCGCATTTTCTCTATTAGGTTCATTATAAAGTCTAAGAAGTCTCCCGATAGATACATCATCGGTAGGTTGTGCTGATAAATCATCCATAGTATTTTCATATACTTTTTTTATTAAATTCTTTTTATATAAATCATTATTATCTTCCATCATCGCTTTTATTTCTGAATATGGTATACTTGAATCTATTATAAATGATGATACTGTATATCTATATTCATGTATGCCTAGTCTATAATCATAATGTTTATGAATATAATCAAACATATGTATAGTATTAAATACCACTCTATTTTTTACTACATTGTCAGATT